TAGAACGTCTTCAAGCAGAAAATGAGTACTTGAGAGCGGAGAATGCCATTCTAAAAAAGTTGAGAGAACTCCGATTGAGGGACGAAAAGGAGCGAAAAGAAAAACAGAAATTGTCCGAGGATTGGTAACGGAGTTTGCCTTAGAGATTCTTCTAAAGATTATTAAGCTAGCTCGTTCAACCTATTATTACCAGCTAAAGCAGTTAAATAAAAGCGATAAAAATCATGATATTAAAGATGAAATTCAAGCTATTTTTACTGAGCATAAAGGAAATTATGGTTATCGCCGAATGACTCTAGAATTGAGGAATCGTGGTTTTGTAGTGAACCATAAGAAGGTCCAACGTCTGATGAAGATCCTTGGTTTAAGTGCCCGAATTCGTCGTAAACGCAAGTATTCTTCCTACCAAGGAGAGATTGGCAAGAAAGCAGATAACCTTATTCAACGCCAATTTGAAGCATCGAATCCAATGGAAAAGTGCTATACAGATGTGACAGAGTTTGCCATTCCGGCAAGCAGCCAAAAGCTCTATTTATCACCAGTTTTAGATGGTTTTAACAGCGAAATTATCGCCTATAATCTTTCTACGTCACCGAACTTGATACAAGTGAAAGATATGCTAGAACAAACCTTTACAGAGGAATATTACGAAAATACAATTCTCCATAGTGACCAGGGATGGCAATACCAACACGATTTCTATCATCATTTTTTAGAGGATAAAGGAATCCAGCCATCTATGTCGCGTAAGGGTAACAGCCCAGACAACGGCATGATGGAATCCTTCTTTGGTATTTTGAAATCCGAAATGTTTTATGGTTACGAGAAGACGTTTAAATCACTTAATCAATTGGAGCAAGCTATTGTAGACTATATTGATTACTACAACAATAAACGCATTAAGGTAAAATTAAAAGGACTTAGTCCTGTGCAATACAGAACTAAATCCTTTACTTAAATTATTTGTCTAACTTTTTGGGGTCAGTACAATCTTGGGTATCTTTTTTCTTATATGCTTGTTTTATAACTCGGGTGAATTTCTTAGAAAATATCAAATAACAATTTCACATTGAGAATTGTTAAGATAATGGAAACGATATAGCCAAGGATGGTATTCCATTTGGCATTGGTAAATTCTCCCATCAGTGATTTCTTAGAAGTTAGATAAATCAGTGGGAAGATTGAAAATGGAAGAGCAATCGAAAGAAAGACTTGTGAATAAACCAATAACTGATCTAATGTTTTTTCCTGATGACCAAACAGAACCGCTACAATCATGACAGGCAACAAGGCAAAGAGACGAGTTGCCAAACGAATGAACCATTGAGGTAATCTCATATGCAAGAAACCTTCCATAACGATTTGTCCAGTCAAGGTACCCGTAATTGTCGAATTTTGACCACTGGCTAATAAAGCCAAGGCAAACAAGGTTGATAAGGTCGAGCTAGCTATAGCTCCTGCAATAGTAGAATCCTGCAAGGCATTATACATTTGAGAGAAGGCAGAAATCTCAGATGCATGGCCGAAAAAGAGAGCCGCCCCGAGAATTAATAGAAGGGAGTTAACCACAAAGGCCAAGGATAATTGGAGATTTGAATCCCAGGTCATAAAGCGCACGGCTTTTCGAACATCATTCTTGTCCTTGTGATTGATTTTCCGAGTTTGTGACAAGGAAGAATGCAAATAGAGGTTATGGGGCATAACCGTTGCTCCCACGATCCCTAGTGCCAAGGTTAATTGACTTTCATGCCCTGGCAAGGGACTTTCAAATAAGGTTGCATTCGGTAGATAACCCTCAACGATTCCTTGGAAGCTTGGATGTGACAAAGCTACCAGATAGGTAAAAATTGCTAGAATGGTTAAAATCAGTGTTGTCACAATAGCTTCAATCTTCTTAAAGCCAAATTTCATCAGAAGCAATAAGAGAAAAACATCCAACACGGTCAAGAGAATTGCTATCATAATCGGAATCTTAAAGAGAAGATTGAGAGCAATCGCTGAACCTAGAACTTCTGCCAGATCTGTCGCCATCAAGGCTAATTCTAAAATCACCCATAGACTATAACGAAGCCATTTAGGTGAATGATGAGCCGTTGCTTGAGCCAGGTCCATCTGGGTTACAATACCAAGCTTTCCTGCCATCTGCTGAAGTTGCATGGCAATGAGAGATGAAATCAAGATAACAAACAAGAGACTATACTTATAGGAAGCACCACCGACTACACTGGTAATCCAGTTTCCTGGATCCATATAACCAACTGCGACAAGAGCACCCGGACCTAAAAAGGCATTTAAATTTTGCCAGAAATGATTGTTATTTGGAGTATCGATAGATTGATTAATCTCAGAGAGTGACACTTTTTTATGAGAAGACATAGATACTTACCTCTTTCTAAACCTACTTTTTCATTATTTTCTATTAGAGAAAAATAAGATTGACTTTAAACTATTAAAACAATGAAAACTATATGAAAAACATTTAGTTTTTTCATTATTTTTCTTAAGGTACCTTAATATTTTTCTTAAGGCACCTTAATTATAACAGAAAATATGATAAAAACTTAAGAAAATTCAGGACTTGATTTAATATTTAGGATACAACAAAATGTTGTATTCTTTTTTTGCAAAAGAATACCAAAGAATAAAATAAAAAACGTTGTAAAAACAACGTTTTAGAAAGATTTACAAAACAATGTAAATTATCAATGGAGCCGGTGGGAGTCTTAGAAAGATTGTTAAATCAACTCATAGTGACTTTAGGGTCTGTTTTAAGTCATGTTTTCCCAAAAAATGGCGTAAATCACGGCTCAATCCTGTATTAAAATCTACTTGCATTATACCACAAATTCCTATTTAAATTTCAAAAAATCTTCATCAAAAATATTATTATTAACAAAACACCGTTTTTGACAATAATCAAAAAAAGAAAAAGAAGGCATTATTAACAAAATGGCATTTTTGACAATAATACACCACGATTTCCTCTTCCTATTCTTCAAGAAAACGTTTTTTTGAACAATAGGATTGTGATTTCTATTTCTAATCGTTCAAAATGCGTGTTTTTGCAAAATAGAAAATCGCAAGCCAAACGACCTGCGGAAACATCATCTATTCTAAATAGTCTTTTTCTGTAATTACTTTTAATCTAGTAGAATAATTCTGAAATGTTGAGAATTTAAAACGTTTAGGATCTTCAAGTTTATTTCTATCATTTGCTTCCAAAGCGTGATTATAGTCTATAATAGCTTTTACCAACTTATTAATAATAGCTCTATCATTGTCCATTACTTTATAATAATCTTCGATTTTCCGAAGGCGGAAAGTTGTATTCAACAAATAACTTTCATCTTCTAAAATCAATGTTTTACCAATATCTAATCCTTCAACATATCCTTCTTTTGCCGAATTTCTAAGCTTATACTTCAACTGGTACTTTTTAGGAATGTAACTTCTAAATGGAATCAAGAAAGTTAGCCCCTGTATTTTGACAACAGTTACCGCAAATCCCCTTCCTTTATTCATTACTTCCTTTGTCTTAAAGTCATAATCCATCGCTTGAATAAGGTCGTAATCCTTGCACATTTCTAAATCAATTTGACCTAATTTTAACTTCTTACTTTTCATTCCTATTCCTTAGATAAAAAGCTCACTAAAAAGTGAGCAACATTTCCAATGAGATACTTCTGTTGACGAGCGCGTCTCTCCGCCCCCTCATTGCCTCAAGAAAAGGCTGGGCGAATCGAAAGGAGGTAGATTTTTCCTGTTTTCAATTCTACTTATTTTTGCACATTTTTTGAATTTTGTCAAACAAAAAAACCGCAAGCCTGAGCCTGCGGTGAAAGACCTATTCTTTGTCTTTGTTTTTATTTTGATTATTCCCTGTAAACAAACCAATTAGCCCTAGTGCAGTAGTTCCAGTTAAAACACTACCTGCAACTTGTTTATCTGTCGCTATTAAGTAAATTCCACCGATAATAACAACGAGGGCGATTAAAAAGCCGAATAACTGTCCCAATTTATGAGAAGAGATATTCCCTGATAAGTATTTATCTTCCATCTCTCTACGATGTTGGCTTTCTGCAATACCATTATCAATAATCTTTTGTGCAGCATCAGGATATAGCTCTTGATACCCTTTGAGGATATCTGGATGTGGTAGATCACCTTGATAGATTTCCAACTTCTGCAGAACTACTTGACGCTGTTCATGTGGTAAGCGCTCGACTTCATCAACAATATTATTGACTTCAATCAAATCTTTATTCTCGGTATCCAAATTTCATTACCTCTTTCTGAATGCCCATCGTTGATTTCTTGTAATCACTTTTGACTTTCTTCCAGTCTGGGACTGTATCAGCTTTTACTTTTGAAATGCTCTGGTTAAAGCTAAAAACAGGCAATACAATTGCTGTCATACCAAGTAAAAAAGACTTAAAGTATTGAGGTTGTTTTGTATTTTTTAACATACCAAATTCCTCCTACTCGCTCCATAATATTTTTTTGAATTAACTTGATTATGACATCTTTCTTTAAAAAAGTCAATGTTTCTTGCTCTTTTTAACGAAAAAATCCCCACAAGAACGAGTCCTGTGGGGTAGAAATACATTTTAGAAAAGTTTTCCTTTCATTTTATTTTTTAAATTATTTAGTTGTAATCAAGCCTTCTGGCTCAACTGTGAACTCTGGCTTGTCTGCCAGTGTTCCATCTGGTTTGAGGTAGTACCAGCCTGTCTTGTCGGCTGACTGAATAAAGGCGTTTGATACCATGTTTCCGTTCTTACGGTCGAGGTAGTACCATGTCTGCTTATGCTTAATCCAGCCAGTGACCATCTTACCTTCTTCATCGAAGTAATACCAAGCGTTGTTGATACGAGCCCAGCCAGTAGCCATAGACCCTGAGTCTGTGAACCAGTACCAAGCGTCCTTGTAGTTCAACCAGGTACTACGCTTCATGAAGCCTTTATCATCGAAATAGTACCAAACATCATTGATTTTCTCCCATTTGTCTGTTGGATAAGAGCCGTCTTCACGAACCCACCACCAGCCATATTGGTTCTGTTGCCAGCCAGTTTCAACTTCTTCGGGCGGCACGATATACCCAACGATTTCGCTTACAGAACGCTCGTTGTAGCGACAAGGGCCACCTACTTCTAAATAGTCCCAGTTTCCATCGATGTTCTGCTCAATCGTCTTGATTGTAGAGCCATCTGAGTCTTCATAGACAAGACCAGTATGGCCATAGTTGACACCATCGCCAGCTACGTATGATTTCACGAAGAACCAACCAGCTTTTGGATAGTCAGCGTCATACACGACTTTCAGGCCTTGTGAACGTGCTGACTCAAGCAAGTCGTAAGCGTTGCCCCAGAGCGTCACGCCGTACCAATGACGAAGCCCGTAACAAGGCACGTCGGCACATTGGAAGCCATAAGCTCCATCATTATCCACTCCATCGCCAGCATTTGCCTTTTCGATGAAGAATTGAATCATTTCCTGTTTTTTAGACATGTCTACTCCTCACTTGGTTTCTTGTATTCTAGCGCTCGTGTGCTGTCTGTAATTCCGCTAGTCGTTGGGTCATTGACCAAACCGATAGCAGTCAAGAACACGAATACCGCATTAACAAGCAAAATCAGCTTGTTGCCGATATCACCTAAATCTAGATGATATCCAAAAACTGCTGCACTAGCTTGCAAGACAAGCAAGAAGGCTGGGATTGCAGTCAGCCAGAAAAATTTATTTTGTAGTCGTAGTTTCCAATTAATCATGTGTTTTCCTTTCTTATGGTAGTTGTGTAGGCCAAGGCTCATCTGTCAAGTATGAGATGGCGCTCACACGAATATCTCCAATATCTTTGTTGGTTGGGATGTCTTCGTTAAATGTGAATTGAATGAAATTTAAGTCAGATTTACCGCCTAAATACCAAATTCCATAAGGTCTACCCTTATCGTCATAAGTTGGTCCTACAAGTGAATTTTCGCTTCTAAAGCCTTCTGGAATACCGTTAGGAACAACAACTTTAGCCCCTTTATCTCCACTACTATTATGTCTTACAAATCCAGGTCCATTCCGTCTGCCTACTCCAAACCAACCCCACTGCAAGCCCCCGAATTGATAAGTAACTAAGTTGTTAACTCTTCGTATTTTGATGAACGAGTTGCCTGCTCTAGAGACACTGCTTAACGTCCTCCAACCTGTATCACCAATCAAGACACGCCAACCAGTGTTGTTACTACCTTTCTCTTTTATCCATTTCAGAGCACCGTTTGTGACATTGATATCTACGTAAGTAGTCCCAATGTCCGCCACAATACGGCCTTCTGGTGAGCCTGTACCACGGATTTCATGGCCTACATTCTCTGGTAAAGGTAGAGTGACATTATTACCCCCGACAATGCCGAGGGTATTTCCTGTTAATGTCAGCCTTGGTTCAGGCCTTTGATTCAGAGTTTTAACATCCCGACCGACTGCTTGAGCAAATTCCTCAAAATTGCTCATAGCAATCACGCTTTCGCTGCATTATACGTTGCTACCAGGTCAAGGTTGGCAAATTCGTCAATACGACGACCGAGGTCGGCTAGTTTTTGAACCACTGCGCCTTCAGTGCTACCGCTCAATTTAGCGATTTCCTCAGCGAGCTCTTTAAGCGTATTGAGGTTTTCAGGTACCCCATCACCTAAAAGATCGTTCTTAACTGCTGTTTTTGCCTGCTCAATAGCTTGCGTTAACGTAGCATTGTCAATCTTTGTATCGATTAACTGCTTCAGCGATTTGTAATCAACTCCCAACGCTTGAGCGAATGCAATCCATTTACTTGTATCCATAATTTTCTATACCTTTCCAAGATTATAGTATGTGAGCAAATCAGGAATTTCCTGACATGCTCCACCTTCGCTTACATGTCGTTCTGCAAGCTGTTTCTTAACTTCTTCAACGATATCTAATTCCTTTAATTTATAGATATCTTCCGTAACCAATTCCTTGTCTGAGTCTTCAATTTCAATATAAGTATCTCTATCACTTGGGAAGATATACCCTCCAACCGAGATTTCCACTCGATATTTTCCGCTTGGTAAAATACTATCTAAATTAAAATTGACAGAATGGCTAGTGACGGGAGCAGTTGTCTTCCACCTACGTTGTCCCTTTGTTAGAGTAATAACCGCATCTTGACCCTCAAACGAGGTCATGACACCGTAATTTTCATCTAACAATTCAAATCCGAAAGTAGAAGACAAATCCCCTTGTTTGATAAGGTCGCCACCATCAACTCGAGCCAAATTGGTTGTATTAACTCTGCGGTTGTTACAACCCATTCTGAACCTCTTTCTATCTAATCATCAATTAAGATATCTGTCGTAATATCCAATTTCTCAAAATCGCAGTATAAACGATCTATGTATCCATTACCTCCTAGAGTTTTATAGCTTTTGTGCATGCTTTCTACTAGTGAGAATTCATCTCTAGAGGTATATCCTCTGTTAATAGCCCGTCGCATATCACGGTCAAGGCGCAACTTCATGGTATTTAGATGCGCCTCATCGTGAATTTTTAATTTTTCTTGCACTTCGTCGATTTTGGAATTGCTATCTTTAGCGGTAGTCTGGACATCTTTAATCTGTTTCTTAACATCGGTTAGTTCCGAGACGATTTTCTCCGTCTCTTCTTTGGCTTTTTTCGGCAATTTGTAGCTAAGCCAAGCGATGATAATTGGTGAAGCCGATGGTAGCACGTTCATGAAGAAATGTTCTATCTGTTGTAAGACGTCCATAGTTACCCCCATTATTGGTTAGGTGCAACTGTTGTAGCAGAAGGTTCTGTTGCTGTAGGAGTCACGGTAGCTGTTGTAGAAACTGCA